GGTGTAGATGAAGATCCTTTAAATGAAACTAAAATTGCCTTGTACTTTGGTTTAAAAATAATGGAAGCTTATTGCAATAAGGACAAACCTTCTATTAACTTTAAACTATTAGGTGTAGAAAAAATGCATCAAAGAGGAAAAAGCACTAGTAGAATTGAACACTCTACTTATCATCTTAATTTATTAGATGAGCCGTTATTTGATGAGCTATGGGCTACTTTAGATGTAGCTGCTTTAGAGGAAAGTCCTCGATCTACTCCGTCTCCTGATTGGGAAACTGGTTATCATGTAGATGGTCATACATTAATTCGTAGAGGTAATGCAGAAGCTCTAAAGCAAATTAATAAGGACAATTGCCCGATAGTACTTGCTGCTCTAAATAAATTACAAAACACAGGTTATGTTATAAACCATGAAGTATTTTCTGTTTATAAAACTCTTTTAAAACAACAAGATAGAAAAACTGTATTTTCTCGTGATTTTATTATAGACAAAGATTCTCCTTTTAAACATCAGAGAGAAGAAAGAAAACCAAGCAGAGAAGGTATGTTTTTAGAGGCTGATGCTATTCTTGCAATTGCAGAAGGCTTTCTAAATAAAACCTTTTATCACAGATACAATTGTGACTTTAGAGGTCGTATATATCCCGGTTCTTCTTACTTGCATGAGCAGTCTTCTGATAACGCTAAAGGTTTAATTTTGTATGACCACAAAAAACCATTAGGGGAAGAAGGTGCCTACTGGCTTAGTGTGCATACAGCTAATTGCTGGGGCGAAGATAAACTAACACTAGATGGCAGGGCTCAGTGGGTTCAAGATAACATGGATGACATATGTGCTTACGCTAGCGACCCTTACACTAATAATGGATGGACTAAAGCAGATAAGTCATGGTCATTCTTAGCCTGTTGTTTTGAATGGTACAAAATAAATCTTCGGCTTAATTACGGGGGTAATATAGAAGAGTACGAAAGTTCTTTACCTTTATTTATTGATGGCTCTAACAACGGTGTACAGCATTTAACCGCTTTAAGTTTAGATGATACTGTTGCTCATCTTGTTAATCTTGTGCCTACTAAAGTTCCCGGAGATGTTTACATGTTTGTTGCGGAAAAAACCTGGAAGCACTAGCAGAAGCATATGAACAAATTTCACCTGAATTAAAAGCTAATGCTAATAGATTTATTAAAGAAGTAACAACTATTAAACTTAAGATGGAAAAGACTGTAACTAAAGAAGACAAAAACGCTGTATTTGCAGAACTTGATCAGTGGCGTAAAGATAATCGTGAAGAAACTAAAGGAATGTTTGTTCCATTTTGGATGAGATTAGCAAATGACAAAAAGCTCCAAAGAAAGACCGTAAAAAGACCTGTTATGACTTTAGGTTACGGTGTTACTAAAATGGGTGTAAGAGAGCAGGTATTTGATGATACTCGCACTTTATCTGAAGAGCTTAAATTTAAAGAGAAAGGATGGGTCAACCCCTTTGGCGACTTGCTAATGGATACCACACTTTCTAACATGAAAGGACCAGCAGCAATGCTTGACTTGTTTAGGACACTAGCTGAAAGAGCTAATGATGAAGGTGTATTCTTAAAGTGGAATGTACCTATAACTGGATTTCCGGTAGTCCAAGCTTATGAGGCTACTAAAGAAGTTCAGCTTGAAGTTAGTTTTTGCGGTGAAGGTACAAGCAGAGCTAAATATAAAGGTAGAGGAGAATCTAGATCGCTGTATAATCCTCCTAAAACTTTAAGGCTTACAATACGTCCGTATGAAAGAAGAAAGCTAGAAAAGCGAGCGCAAAAAACAGGTGCAGCTCCTAACTTAGTTCATTCTTTTGATGCGGCTCATTTAACATCTACTATAGTAGCTTGTGACTTCCCTGTTACAGTAATTCACGACAGCTTCGGTTGTCATATAGGAGATATGGGAAACATGTTCAAGATTGTTAGAGAAACTTTTGTAGGCTTTTATAGTAGTAAACCGCTTGAACAAGTTTTAACTCAAGTAAATGCTTTAGAGCTTTTACCAGCAAAAGGTAACTTAGATCTTAATGCAATAATGGAATCTGATTTCGCATTTTGTTAAGATACCGCCTTATAAAGAAGAAACACTATCCATAACATTAATGCCCATAAGGGGTGTTATTATTATGTATATTTAAAAACTAAAACACTTACATAAAACTAGGTAATGAATATCTCATTATCAAACTTAAAATACTTAAAGGAAATACCCTATGTCAATCGTAATCCGTAATGCAGAACTTTTTTGGGCTAAACTTGATCCTGCTTCTCCAGTAAACCCTTTTAACGCTCCTCAGCCTCACTGGGAAGTCCAAATCCGAACTCGTTCAAAAGACGAAGCAAAGACTTGGAAAGAGCACTCTTTAAACGTAACACCAAAAGAAGATGATGATGGCTTGTTCTATCAAGTAAATCTTAAAGCTAAAGCAGCAATGCGTGACGGTACACTTCGTAAGCCCCCTACTGTTGTAGATGGCCAATTAATGCCTCTTGATGGGACTATCATTGGTAATGGTTCTATTGGTAATGTTCAAATCGATCAATACGAATTTACAATGAATGGTAAAACCGGTACTGGCTCAAGCATTAAAGGTATCCAAGTAACACGCCTTGTAGAGTACAAGTCTAAAGCTGGATTAAGCTTTGAAGATGAAGGTGCAACTCAAGTTGTTGTACCTGTCGATACTGACTCTGACGACGATCAATGGTAAAAACCTTTCAACCCCTGCAGATTAACTTCTGTGGGGGTTTTTAATCAAAATAAGGAATACTAATGTCTAAAGAAAAAGATAAAAGCATCAAAGAACTATTTAATACTTACGAAGCTACAACTATCAGTCATATACCAATAGAGGTTGCTATGTCACAAATGACCCTTCTTGATGTTCTTGAAGAAGATGAAATCATAGCAGATTGGCGTTTGATTACTGAAGATGGTAGCAATATTATAGAAGAAGACGAACTTGTTAGCTTAGTTATATTTGGATGGGGCGAACCTCAGGAGATAGAAAATGATTAGTGAACTTGACAATTATGAAGGTGCAGCAAGATTTCAATTTTATGTAGATAATGGAATTGCTTTTAATTTGTATGTTTGGGAAATTGATCCAGACCATGCAGATGAGTATTCAAGCGTTTGCATAGCTGTAGGTCGTGAAGATTTATTAGAACCCGAGGATTAATATGAAGATGAATTATGTGTACTTAGCAGGTTCAATGGAAGATGTATCAGTAAATGAAATGAAAGACTGGCGAACAAAAGCTACTCTTTTTCTTGAATACCAAGAAATTTACACACTAGACCCTACACGGCGTGTATCTTTTCATAAACAAGTAAATGAGTTTTTAGAAGATGAAATTAGATCTATGAATATTTCTAAGCGTATTTTTAAACAAGATCTACAAGATATCGCTCAATCGACAGTTGTATTAGCAGATGTAAGACGTTCTTCAGGTAGAGGTACTGGAACAAGTATGGAACTTATGTATGCTCATATGAAAAACAAGATTATTGTAATGATTGCAGATAAAGATGACAAGCCTCACCCTTTTCTCGACTCTATTTACACTGAAAAATTTTATAATATCGATGACGCGCTTGAAGCTGTTTCCTCCTACTATAATTAAAGGTTACTAAAATGCCATATATTAAATCTGAAGATCGTACTAATTTTAAATACTTAGTAAAAGAAATAAAAACGTCACCCCCAGAAACAGCAGGCGAGCTGCAATACTTGATTGCTGTATTAATTAAAGAAATGTTTGCTAATTCAGATATGCGTTATCAAAACTGCAATGATATCCTAGGCGCACTCAATGGAGCAAACCTAGAGTTTTATCGCAGATATGTAGCACCTTATGAAGACCAATGTATATTCGATAATGGAGATGTATAAAATGATTAATGTGGATTTGGCTAGTTTAAAAAACATAACTAAAGTTTCTGCTAAAGAACTTGTTGAAAACCTTAGTGTTACTTTTGAAGACTATGAAATACTAGCGATAGCTGCTAATATAGCTGGCTTGCCATTATTAGGTTTTTATGAGGTGCATCAAAGAGAGACCCTCCATCGTTACGAAACAGTAGACTTCGAGGATGCTCAAGCTGCAGGTGCTGCGCCTCGTCTCATGTCCCATCTAATAACAAAGGAATATAATATGAAAATAAGTGTAAAAGATAGTGCGTTTGGTATTGCAGCTCGTCAGCTAAATGATGCAACACCTGCTGAGTGGGATGCCGCAACTAAGGCACATAAGAAACCTGTGGGTAAGTCTAAGTCAGAAGCAGACATGCGTGAACTTGCTTTGTCCACTAAGTGGGCAGAGACCTTCGAAGACCCTGTTGTTCAAAAAGAGTTTGATGACTGGGCTAGAGGAGTGAGCATGGGTGATAAAGATATGACATGGATGTATGCAAAACCCTTGACACCTGAGTGCCCTTATGGCTCTGATGGTAGTGACCCTTTAATGGAAGCAGAAAAAGATGTGGATCATTATGTATCGGGTAAGCACTATAATGATGTAGTCCCTGGTATGCAATATATGCAAATGATGCAACATATGTTAAATGGCAAGTCAGGCGTTGAAGCTCACTTATTTGGTCAAGTATACAAGTATTTAATGCGAGCAGGCAAGAAAGATGACTATGAGCAAGACATTCGTAAGGCCCGTTGGTACACTAATTGTTTAGTTAAGTTTGTACAAACAGGAGAGATCCATGTGGACAATAATGACTAATATTTTCATAGTACTAAAGTGGGTGCTAATTGTAGCTAGCGTACTTTTAATCGCACCTTTTTATTTACCATTTAATTATTTTTATCAAAGAGCTAATAAATAACTGGAGAAATAAATGTTGAAAACAACGACTGATAGGTTTGACCTAGAAACACAAATAATGGATTGCTGGTCTATTATTAATGATATAGATCTCGTGTTCCACGCTGAATTAACAGACTGTGATAAGACTTCAAATGCCTTATTAGGCTTGTCTTCTATCGGAGAATTGAAATTCAGAAAACTGTGGAAGACTTATGAAGATTTAGTCCATCAAGGCGCACTTAAATGAATAGAAGTAAAGTAATTGCCGATACAGTTGTTTCCTTGTTTCAAAACCAAACAAGAGCTACTGATATTAAATACAATATAACTCGTTCTGAAACTATTTTTCATATAAAATTAAATGAAGATATAATGCCTAAATATCTCGATTGGGTTTTAGGTCATCACGTAACTAAAATAGGAGAAGAGGAAGACAACTTGTATGAAACAAAAATACAAGGAGAGTTAATGGTTTTTGTTATAACATAGGATATATAAATGAAATTAATTTGGGATATAGAAGCTAATGGCTTGCTCTCTACTCAAGGGAAAAAGCTTGCCGCAAATAAAATATGGATGGTAGTTACAAGAGACCTTGATACAGGTAAAGAGTACATTTTCTGTGACCACTCGGACACAGCAGAGCCTTTAGCGAAAGCATGGGATCATCTATACGCGGCCAAAGAATTGATTGGTCATAACATACTTTCATATGATTTACCAGTAATAAAGAAATTAGTTGGATGGACTCCTAACCCTAAAACTATTCTTCGAGATACAATGATTATGTCGCAAGTGCTTGATTACGACCGATTTGGTAATGGGCGTCATGCTCTTGCTTTATGGGGCGAGTATCTTGGTCAGAAAAAACCAGAACACGAAGATTGGTTAAATTATAGTGATGATATGTTGCATCGATGCAGAGAAGATGTTGGTATCAATGAAAAGGTGTATCGCCTATTAGCAAGAGAAATGACCTTTTACACGAAGGACATGGAACCTGATAAGAAAAAGATGTTCTTCACATCTATGCGTAATGAGCACGAAGTTGCAAAGCTCACAGCGGAAGCTCAAGCAGGCGGCTGGGTGTTTGACATTGATGCTGCTCGTAAGCTTCAATTCGAAATGGAGTGCGAGATTCAAAATATTGAAAATGAAATGAATCCAAAAATGAAAATGAAGGCTAAGTGTTTAGATCGAAAAACGAAGTTTCCTGAGTTCAAGATAAATGGTGGCTATATGGCCAGAACATCTTCTTGGTTTAAGATACCCTCAGAAAACGGCCAGACAAGTGCCCGAATGATAGACGGTGAATATAATCGTGTTGAATTCGTATATCCAGATATTACATCAATGGACGCTGTTAAACTCCACCTTTATTCTATTGGATGGGAGCCTTTAGACTGGAACTGGGAAAAAGTAGGTAAAGAATTTAAAAAGAAGTCGCCTAAACTTTGTTCTGAATCACTAAGTTTATTAGGTAGAGATGGGTTGTTAATTGATACGTATACAACAACTAAAAGCCGATTAGGTATTTTAAATGGTTGGATTAAAAACGTGGATGATGATGGAAGGCTTAGAGGCGACATGTTTGTTATTGGAACCCCTACTGGTCGATCACGACATAAGATTGTTGTAAATGTTCCCGGCAGTGATGCTGCTTGGGGTAAACAAATGCGTTCGTTATTTGGTTGTGAGAAAGGGTATAAAGTGGTAGGCGCTGATAGCTCTGGTAATCAATTTAGAGCTTTGTGTCATTATATCAAAGATCAAGACTTTACGAATGAGGTAATTAATGGAGATGTGCATCAGAAAAACGCCGATATTCTTGGCTGTAAACGCAGTACTGCTAAGCCGTGGATTTACGCATTCCTCTTCGGCGCTGGACTCGAAAAGCTTGGCCTTATACTCACAGGTGTCCGCAATAAGAAAGCTGGAGGAGAATCCCGTGCCAAATTTGCCGCTGCTATTCCCGGTTTCAAGCGTCTCACGGATCGCCTTATGGAGATCGTCAAGATGTGCGAGCATCGCAAAGAACGAGCAAGCATCCCAGCGATTGACGGTAGACGTATATATCTAGACTCCGGACACAAGGCTCTTAACTATTTACTACAGAGTATGGAATCTATAACTTGTAAAGCTGCTTATGTATATGCTGTAAACAAGATGAGAGCAGAAGGTATAGATGTACGCCCTATGGTTCTTTATCACGATGAGTTCCAGCTTTCAGTAAGAGAGGATCAGGTTAAACGAGCCATGGAAATAGCCGCTGAATCATTTAGAGAAGCACCTAAGTTGTTTGGTGTTATTTGTATGGACGGTGAAGCTATGTCAGGTGATAATTGGTATGAAACTCATTAAGGAGAGCGTAATGAAACTAACAGACGAAGAAATCCTAGACTTTGTAAGAGATAACTTAATAATAGATAAAGACAAAAAGATGCTAGAAGAGGAAGACGCAGTAAACAGCTCTAACCGTTACAATACAGGGAACATTGAGTGTATTGACGCTATCGAAGATTCTATGTCACCTGCTGCATTTAAAGGCTACCTCAAGGGCAACTGCATGAAGTACCTCTGGTGTTACGACTACAAGAGTAAGCCAGTAGAAGACCTAAAGAAGGTAGACTGGTACTTAAGTCGTCTAATCGAGATGGTGGAACAGCAGGATAGTGTTACTTACAACGACCTTTGTGAGGCAGGGGAAATCATGGACGCTGCTGAAGGGATCACTATAAGGCGAGGAGGATGACTGATGAGTAGTTTAACAGATAAAGAAATACTAGATTTTGTAAGAGAGAATCTAACACTAGATAAAGATGAGAACGGTAGTTACACACTAAAAGAAGTTAGCTGCGATGTTGAGGGCCATGTCTATGGTGATGTCGGTGGCAATGTTGTAGGC